TATTGGTTTACTTTTCATTGTTTTCCTTTCAATGTTGTGATAGGTTATTCTGTTACGAGGAAACCTATCGAAACCCTAGTCAGCGTTTAGGCTGCCAATGCGAACTTTTCATCGTTTGCGTTTACTTTATTTTCTTCTTTTTACATCGTTGCTGATGTGTTGTCCACTCTGTTACTCTTTGCCCTGTCGAAACCATGGCTGGCCCATCAAAAGCATTGTAGATGATTGATCCGTTACACTTCTGCTACAACAGATGGCGCCGTGATAGGACCTCATGCTTTTGGTGGACCAGGTGGGAGTCGAACCCACGTCCAGAACACCTTTCTCTTTGCTTCATACAACAATAATTTGAAGTATAACTCTTATTTATTGTTTTGTCAACTGTTTTTGTGGTAATAATCGATGGCTTTCACCAAACCAACGATATGATCCGAGGTCTTCTGCTTGAAAAGAATTGGCTCACCATCTTGCACAGCCATGATAATCACAAGATCATCAATCGGTTTACCGACCAGTTCCTCATACATCAATGCATATGCGGTAGTTTGCCAAAAGTAATCTTCAATGTCTTCTAGATTCTTAACTTTCTTAGAAGTTTTAAAATCAATTACCGATAGTTTGCCATCAAATTCACCGATACAGTCAACACGACCTGCCAATCCTAGTTGTTCAGACCACAGCGCAACCTCTTGATAATGAATGTTGTTGATACGATTCAATAGAGGTTTAAGAGACTTGAACATTTCAAATGCATCAGGCATCATCTCACCTAATGCCTCATTGTTCAAATACTTTTCGCAAAGCGTATGAACATTAGTGCCCCTTGAAGTTGCCTGTTTAGAAATCTTATTTGCAGTTTCTTCACCAACTCTACGGCGCCAGGCCATGATGGCCTCTTTCTTCTGTGCGCCAACAACAGTGGTGACTGAAGGCAGTTTTGATCCACTTGGTGTGACATAATATCTTTTACCATCTGGAAATGTTTCTGACTTCAGTTCAGGCAACTTCATTGGTGGGCAATAATTAAACATAGCAAAATCTTTCTATTAATAACCGAGTTCTTCGCAAGCCACAATCCATTGCTTAACTAAACTGCTTCTAACAATATCATCAGGCGTAAAATAAATCTCCTGAAACGATGGCATCTTTCTCGCAACTTCCAAGAAACTATGGAATGCAGACTGATCCTTATTATTCTTAATTAGGTCAGTTTGTTTGAAGTCGCCAGAGAAAATAATCTTTGAACGATGGCCAACACGTGTAATAATTGTGTTGACTTCAGACCAATTTAAGTTCTGGTTCTCATCAACAATAATAATGGCATCATCAATAGAGATACCACGAATTGCAGTTGTCGAAATGAATCTAACATATCCTTGTTCCTTCAGCCTGTCCCAGGCATCAGGTCTTCCAAATAGTGTATGACAAATTTCTTTGTATGGCAACTCATAGATTTCTTGTTTCTCATCCAGTGAACCTGGCAAGAAACCAACATCACGTAATTGTACTAGACTTCGAACAACGACAACCTGTTTGAATGAATTGGTTTTATCTAAAACTTCCTCTAGTGATTTGTACAGAGCCAAAAACGTTTTGCCTACACCTGGACTACCGAATAGTCCCATGAAGTAGGCACCGCCTTTATACATTTCAAAAAATAGTTTTTGGTTCTCTGTTAGTGGATCAAATGTTTTTAAATGATCTAATTTGATTTTGAGTGAATTGTTTGTTACCGGTTGGTGTCTTGTTTTATTAACACTCTCTTCTTCTTGTTGCTCGGCATATCTGGCTGATGTTTTCTTTGTAACCATCAATTCTCCCTTTTAGTAGTGCAGAAACTTTTTTACCAGGACCACTGGGCTTTTTTTGTTGCTTTTGTGGTACTTTGGTCTGAGTTTTCTTTTTCTCAGACGATTTCTTGGGTAGGAACAATGCAGGTATTTGAGCCATTACCACTCTCTTTGCATCTTCGTTTTGTGGCCAGATTTGACCGTGTTTCCGGGCACGGTTTCTTTGATACGGTTGATGACGTACTTCTCAAAGGTGGAATCTGCCTTGCCTGTTCCTGGTGTGTCCATACGCATTCCGTCACCTAACCCAGGGATACTGTCAGATGAGAAATGGCGTTGGAGTTGTGGATTGTTTTCTTTGAAGGCTTCATACTCTGAAAGCCTCATTGTATGTTCTTCGATTTCGCCGGTATTTTTATTTAAAAAAGTATAAATCATATCTAAAGTTGATAACCAATATGGTTTTATTTATATCTTTCCTTAAATTATTCCACAGAATATGTTACTTCATAACCACCTTTGCGGTCGGTCCACCAGTCATCTTCATCCAACCATTCCCAATCAATGTCGATGCATAATGCATCACTGATGAATTCATCAATATCATATTCACCAGTGGAAATTTCTTTCAATCGTGATCGAACTTCATCTTCATCTAAATCAGGATAAACTTCCGCAACCAAGAATTCATCAATCTCATATGAATATCGTTTTTCAACTTGATGCCATTCGGATTTAATTACTGTTACCATTTTATTTCCTTTTAAATGTTATACCATGAAGGTGTTGGTCGAGAATTGATTTTGCCTTGCCATGTGGCAAAGGAACGTTTGGATACATTGTAGTAATTATGATATGATTTAAGTGAGTCATATTTACGTCCAGGCACTGGATTTTCTGCCAACACTTTCAATTCAGGTGGCATTGCAGGTGTTGGTGCAAAAAATGCACCATCTGTAATATTTTCTGGTGTCAAATAAAGTGCAGCACGTAGTTTTGCACATTCATGTTGTCTACCATAACGATAGGTGTATTCTTGCAACAAATAAAACCACATGCGGTAGAGCCACACATAATTTTCTTTGTTCTCACGGCACCAGATAGCCGATGGATGATTAATGTGTGATGCTTTGTACAACGTGGATTCCATAACAGGATCACTCATGCGCCAACGTTGAATGCGCCGACCATTTGCTGTCAAGTCAGTGTATTGTGTGCCATCAAGTACACGATGAGCCGTTGACATGAGCTGTGCATACTCAATAATCATTTTGACAACATGCTTTGACACATGCATTTCTGCACAGATTTTGGGATCAGGATCAAGATAAAAGATGTTCACGAATAATCACCATTAAGTTGAGATTTGATGTAGTTTATCACTCTTTCTGAGTCTTTGGCAAACATATTCTCCGGTGTTTCATTATCAAAGGCTTTATTGTTGGATTTCCACCATTTGTTTACCAGTTCGTGGGAACCCAACAATGAAAGTAGTACAAGATTAAGTCGGGGCACCATTACATCAACATCCTAATCAAACCCACAGTATCGATTGTAGTTAACAAGAGGTAGTTAGCAAGCATCCCAAAACTCTTCCGAGTCCAAGCAGCCCAAGCGTAGAGGCTACAACCCAAGATCCATATAGGATAAAGAGTAAGAAGGGGAGGATTCGGGACGGTAATTGCCATAGTGATAGAGCAACCAATGCTAATAGCCCAAGCGAGAAGCTCAACAAAAAAGCGAAAAGGATGAGAGGCAAAGTCATCTTTGATCCAATCAAACGTTGGTTTAAAAAGCTCTATCATCTATTTATTTCAAAGTTTGGGAATTTCAATGCTTTCAGAAGGCTTGCTCTTAATGTTCTTTTGACCCGGCAGCAGGTCAGCAACAGGTGCAACCTCTTTCTTTACCTTAGGAAAACGTGCAGCAATGTCTTCAGCGGTTACAGTTTGCATTGCAAATTGTTTGAACTGATCATAACTGTCAGATACACGCAGTGCAGATTTAGAATTCATGCCAGCGTTATCAATCATAAACAAAGCACACCCACCATCAATCAATGGTGCAATCTCTACGATGTGGTCTAAGTTAATGATAACTGGACAACCTTTTTCGATAGAATTAACTTCAACAAATAAACTCATTTTAACACTCCTCAATATAAAAAATTAAACACTAACCATCTTCACATAAAAAGTTAAACCCATGATAACAACAAAGAAGATAACAGAAAAGTAAAATGCAAACTTGATTGATTCTTCTTTGTAGTAATCTCTTTCTAGTTTAATCATTTCATTTTGTGCAAGAATCATTGCATCACAATCTTCTTTACCACCCAACATAAAGATGGTTTTGTCCGATTCTTTTAGGCGGCGTGAAGCCGAAATGTAATGTAGTACAGAAAACATAGTAATATTATATCACGATTCTGGTTGGTTGGCAACCTCTAGTACTTCATTAGGAAATTCTTCAGTCGGCACAAAAACATACTCACGCTTTGGTACATATGGGAAAGTAATTGGTACCTGTGATTCGGCACCAGTATAATATGATTTAAATGGTTTTCCGTCTTCATCTTTGTACCATTCCCAGAAGATTTTACCATCAATATCATATGCCTGGCCATTAAACCTGTTGGCCTGTTTGAATACATGACCACATCGTTTGTTCTGCATACAATCTCCATGGTCAACCCATTCCCAATCTTCACCAGTAATCGGTACAACAGGTTCGAATGCTGCTAGTTTACTGAATAGATTAATTGCATAGGGTGCAGATGAACCAGAATGACCTGCATCACCAAACACATCTAACAATTTTAAAATATGGAGGCAGATATCCTCTTGCATTTCATCGATGTATTTACCATCTTCATCAATCCAACCTGCGGCTCTGAATTCGCTCATTGCATGTATTCTATAATTACTCATAATAAATCCTTAAATCAAAAACTGTGAAATCTTTTCATCACTGTCCGTAATTTTAAACTTTGCACAAAATACTTTCAATAGTCTTACATCATAGTTTTCATCCACAATAGCATTATGAATTGCCATATAACCGCAGTCCATACCCCTCACATATGCTTCAGGACCAAAACCAAAAACACCATACAATGCATGGCGGTAAGAACCTTGGTCAATCAATTCGGCCTGATGAATACGGCGAGATACTGCACAAAAGGCTTTTAATTGGTCTTCCTTAGACAAGGAATTCCAATATGCCTCTTGTTCTTTTTCAATCTCTTTCATTGCATGTTCATAACTCTCAGAGATATCATTTGAACTTTTTTTTAATTCATCATTCATAATTAATCCCAAAGAGTTTGATAGTATTTGCCGAACAACCTCAAACCATTATTGATTCGTTCTTGGTGTTTGTTGCGACCTTCCCAGTCACATTCACCATGAACTTTCCAACGAACTGGTGTGACCTCTTTACCTTCATCTTCGGCATGCTTGGTGAAATCAATCTCTGGTGATTTGATCCAATATTGACCTTCCCAATCTTCATCAACCAGTTGTTCGAAAGCCCAAATCATTTCACTCAATGCCCAATCATAACGAACATGAATGTCACATTCAATTTTCTTTGTGCGTTCATCTTTGTAGAAATCAAATGTTTCTTGTGCATCATACTCTTCTGTGGTCGTGTAACGCAGGTTCTCCGGCACATCTTCAAGGTCAATATAACCAGAACCTTGTTTTGTTGCCTTCAGTTGTTTTAACATAGGAAGAATAATAGGCGACAGCGTGCAGTCCATGCTCCACGTATCGTAATGATCAATTTTCACATATTTAATTTCGGGATGAACAAAGTCCAAAATCTTTTGCAGACCAAAACTGAAAGGAGTTAGAATATTGGACAACTTGTTAATCAGCGGTTCATCATAATCGATCTCACGCCAAAAGAATACCTTCTCCAAAATCGTGTAAGGAGAAATCCAATGATTGCGATATTTGGAGATGTATACTTTCATTTTTAAACCTTCATCATTTCATCAATTGTGTATTTCACTTTCATGTATGGTGAAACGCCATTGAGTACGGATTTGGCCAGATCACCTTCTCTGCGCGGCAAATAATTTACTTCGAAATCACATTCGTTAACTCTCTTAAAAGTTTCAATCATTTGCTTGACTGTGTAACCTATGCCTGATCCTAAATTTTCCAGGTCTCGTCCCGAAATAGGTTGTTCAATAGCGTTTCTGATGGCTTCGCATACTTCAAGTATGTGTACATAGTCACGAACACAGGTGCCATCAGGTGTATCGTAGTCAGTACCGAATAAATTAAACTCACCGGTTTGCCTCGCTTTCATCAAGTTATACATTAAACCATCAACATTCGTTGGTTCATAACCAGAAGAACCAACAACATTATAAAAACGAAAGATTGTGGATTTCTTATTATTCAATCCACAAAACTCTCTGACAAGACTTTCAGCAGCCAACTTTGAGGTTGCATAAGGGCTAGTTGGATTGGCTGCGGCACCAGTAGATGCAAAGATGAAATGATCATAATCAACATTTTCAAGCATCGACATTGTGCCGCCAATGTTGTTTCGATAATATTGCATTGGAGCAATTACAGATTTGCCAACATTGACATGTGCAGCCAAATGAACAACAACATCATAACCACCATCTGGATGCCAAATGCGTTTGTGATCATTAATGTCTTGTTGAATAAACTTCTCTGTCATTTGTGGTCTAAACACTTTATCTAGCCCAACAACAAAGTCATTTTTCAAAAGATCGGCAAGATGCCTGCCGATATATCCCGAACTACCAGTGATTAGAATTTTTTTCATCTTTTTCATCATCATATTTAATTGTGTTGATTGATTGCATTTTTTGAGAGACACTCCAATTACTTAGGTAGTCATTGTCTTGATCAAACAATTTCAAATATTCATCTACAGAAATTTCGCGAGTAGAAGTGATATTCTCATCAATATGTTTCTGTGAAAACTCAGTGATTGAACCATCATGCATAGTCATAACAACCTCATCTTCCGCATGAGAAGCCTCAAGTGCTTCGACAACATAACGTTGGCGGAAGAAAGATATAGTTTCAACAAGATAGAGTTTCTTTTCCATTTTAAACCTCAACAAATTTTAAATTAAAGATATCGGCTTGTTCTTCATAGCCAATGTAACCACGAGGATTGGCAACTACTCGCGTGCCACCAATCATGTAGTCAAAATCATGGTGCGTATGCCCATGAGTCCACAACTTGATCTGAGGATGATCCAGAATGAATTCACTCAAATCAGAACTGTATGCACCATTCACAATCACATCATTCTCATACTGAGGCTTGGTAGACAGTTTGCTAGGCGCATGGTGTCCAACAACAATCCACTTCGCATCAGGTTTAGAAGCAATGTTCTCCTTCAGTAAGCGTAAAGTTTCTTTGTGTTCAGACACCGACTTTTCAGGTGTGAAATGTGCTTCACGTTCTTTGAAGGTTACACCAATTAATTTCTTATAATCATAGGTGCCATCTTCATGCATCTCATATTCATTAACTTTGTATGAAACTTTTTCCTTACTGTCCTTGATGATACGATAATCGTTCATGTAACTTTTAATACGATACAAGGTATTCGGATCTTCCTTGTTCATATCAGTCCACAGAGTGGCACCAAAGAACATGCAATCACCAATCTCAACAGTTTCTTTTTCTAGAATGTGGAGATTGCGTAGATAACCAAGATGGGTACGGAGAATTGTAAGAGAGTTAGCAAAATCACCATGATAATGTTCATGGTTTCCCAAGATGTAAATAACATTAGGGAATCTTGCACAGCATTCTTGGAAGAATGTATGAATTTTATTGGACTTATCATTTTCACCTCGGATATTGTAACTATCACGTTCACGCAAATCATTTACGACACAGATATCACCAGACAGAATCAAAACGTCTGCGTTTTCTGTGTTCTCTAGTGAGATGGTGCCGAATTCTAAGTGAAGATCGGAACAGATTGCGACTTTCATTTTTTCCTTATTTGTTCAATAAAATTATTTGCTGTAGAAGTGTCCTGCACCATGTCTAAAACTTCCATCTGTTCAATAATTAGTTCAGACTTTGCAACACGTAAGAGTTCAATTGCATAATCAATATCGTCTTCGTCGGCTTGTTGAAGCCAGTCTTCAAAAGTTTCTGAACTAATTGTTAGAAGAAAATTTAGATTGTCTCTATCCCAATCATTCATTGGTAACAGATTCTTGTTCTTGCACAGGTGCGGTGGTAGATGCACCAACAGGACCCATGTAACGACCTTTTGCATCAAACTCGGTGTAATTGACAAGTTGATATGCAGTTACGTTTCGACCACTCTTATGCACCTTGATGATGCCGCCATCCTTGCGAATGTTATAGATGTTGGTCGGCAGTCGATACAGAACCGATTCTTGATCCGTGCCTTTGAACACGGCTTTGATTTCATCAGGCGTCACAGGTTTGCCAGACAGCAGAGTGACGGTGATTTTCTCATGGCGATTTTGTTTGCCTTTGCGAACAGTGTTAGTCATATAATTTCCTTTTCAAGTTAACATTACAAATTAAAACGGAACTTCTTCCGTTGTGGTGGGTACAGCATTCTGAGTGGGTGCCTCAACTTTGGCATCAACTTTAGAATACAGGTCCAAGAAAGCCGTCTTGGTTTCAGCATCAAAACGGCTGACACACAATTCAATTGCTTTCATACGATCACCAAAGATTTTAAAGGCTTTGGCGATATGAACAAGGCGGCGAGTCGAAATGATTTCGTCAACAGCACCTTGATCAAACGATTGTCGAACAACATCGGCCCATTGCACAAGGTTTTCAACAAAGTCTTTGTCTTCAATAAGAGGCGTAAGAATTTTCTTCTCTGTCTTCGCATCAGGATATTCCTGTTCGACAGTGATAGGGAAACGCTCAAGGAATGCATCGTCGAGAATCTGCGACAGGTAACGGCCTTCTTCTGAACCACGACCTTTGGTGTTTGCAGTAGCAACGATGTTGAAGCCTTCAGCAGGATAAACCATCTCGCCGTTCTTCTTATTGTAATAAGGTTTGCCTTCAAGAATGCCTTGCAGACACATCAGTTTATTAGAACCACGGTCAACTTCGTCAATCAGCAGTACTGCACCACGCTTCATTGCGGTGATGACAGGACCATCACGGTTAACAATATTACCATTGACAAGGGTAGGACCACCAAGAAGATCAGATTCATCAGTTTCAATCGAAATGTTAACACGAATACACTCACGCTTCAGATCGGCACACACTTGCTCGACCATCAACGTTTTACCATTACCAGAAAGCCCGGTAACAAAGATAGGATAGAATTGTGAAGACTTAATAATGTTACGCATGTCTTTAAAGAAGCCAAACGGAACATAGTCGGGATATTTTGAGGGAATCGAAACATCAGAGTCATCAATCAGTTTAGGTTGTTTAAAAGTAAGAACCTGTGCAGCAAGAGCCATCTCAGCCTCAGGTTCAGGTTGAACTTCTTTTGCTTTGGGTTTGCTACCGATATCGGGAAGTTGATAACGACCACGATCATAACGGAACTCCGATTTTGTCACCAACCAATAGGGAAAAGGAGAACCAGATTCATTGACAACGTGTTGGATGCCGTCACGTGTCAGAATTGAACCAACACCGAAAATGTTCTCTGCGGCTTTGATAAAAGCCATTTGATTTTTGTTGAAACTCATTCAAAAAACTCCATGATTAAAAGGTGTATTGATTATATACCAATCCAATGTGGTTGGCAAGCATCATTCATCCCAGGATTCCGTTTGTTTAAAAGACTCTTCTTGAATAGTAGGTTCTTTATATAGTTTCCTAGGATTACCGCACAACATACACTTAGGATTACCACAGTCCATTGCATGGTGTTTTGCGAACCTGTGGGTTTGTTTTACGTCAAGCCCATTGCTCTTAGCAATCTTAGCCTGTCTCTTAATTGCATTCTCTTTGGTTTGAATGCGTTTGTTACGTTTCACTCGGTCTTCTTCAAAACTCATATTCAATCCTTAGTAACAATAATCACGAAGCCTACGGTCATATTCGACCCACTTTTCAACCTGTTCAAAAGTAAAATTCTTTGTATAAATTTTACGTTCACACATTGAAGTGTAGGTTTCCAACCAAACAATATGATCTTCGACTTTGATAGGATACCAAGCAAATTTGGCAAACGATTTAAGATCGCCTATCTTATATTCTTTCTTTTTTAGTTTGAATCGCATGATTAAGAATTGTAAATAACAAGGGTTTCAACAGTACGGCACAAATGTGCGTGTTCGGGAATAGGTTCATAGATCATTTGTTCACCATCCCATTGGTCTTGATCGAACAATGGATGATCTGGTTTGATGGGTTTGAAATGAATTCTTACGCCAGTGATATGGCTTTTGACAATGAGTTCACTAGGTATATGACCAGTGTTATTAGAACTGGTTTTTAGTAGTTTTCTTTTAGTATCGTATTCAAAAATTTTGAGAGAATATTCAGAAACCATAAACACTTTCCTCATCAACTGAAATACAATTGTAACACAACAGGCCCGGATGGCAACCAGGCACTGTTGTAGGAAAGCAACAGTTTATTTCAGTGGTAATTTACCTGGAGGAGTAAAGTTTGCTGTATAACGTGCAATACCATTGGTGATACGGAAATCATCGATGTAACCGGCAAAAGCACCACTATCAGTATAACGATTTCCAATAGTAACAGGGTTTCCACCAAGAACGTTGGTTGAATACGTTACAGAACCAGATGCAGTTCCGTTTACATAAACTGTTAGTGTAGATCCGGAACGAACAAGAGCCAAATGAACCCAACCAGAAGAAGATGTAATTGGATTAGATGTTTGTATTTGGTTGTCACCACTTGAGTTGTTGTTTGTGTAGTAAATAAAGTTATTAGTTTGCCAGTAAAAAACTGGGTTACTATCGTTGTTGTTCGGCCCTCGAAAATCGAGAAAGTGTGTCACCGAACCACTTGTTGTTCTATTTACCCAACATTCTATTGTAAAGTTGCCTGTGCGGAATGTTGAAGCAAATGCAACGTTTGCTGGAGCAGGAAGTTTTAGAGAATCATTGGTGCCATCAAAGAAAATGCTACTGTTTCCATATTTTATAACACTTGTATTCAATCTTACATCACCAACAGTCTCAATATCATTCTTCATAGATGAATCTATTATCGCCGCATCAGTTCCACTCAACATCAACAATGTATTATTAGCTGGTGCTAATAGAATCAATGGTGGAACAAAACTTGATGTATAGATTGCCTCTCCACCAGTCAAAGTAACATCAGATAGATAACCTGTCCATTGTTCGGAACCGTTGCCGTTAGATCCAACTGCACCACTTGCTGTTGTATAGTTTTGTAGAGATGTTGTTGAGTTTGCTAATGCACCATTGACAAACAAACGCATAGTAGAACCTGATCGCGTTACACATAAATGTGTCCATGATCTCAATGGAACTGTGTTAGCGGTACCTGTTACTTGGAAATCACCAGAATAAATGTATGGATATCCACTGTTATGAACACCTAACACGAAAACGTTGGAGAAACCACCAGTTGATGCCGTTGGTCTTGTACTGATGATACTGTTCCATTCAACTGTCCATGCTGTTGGATGCACCCAAGCCTGCACAGTGAAATTGTTTGCACCAACATTCAAGTTATTGCCGATGGTTAGATAATCACCTGTACCATCAAAGAACATACTACCACCAAAAGTAGATGTTGAGTAAGTTTGTTTATTTGTATATGTTGGTGTGAATGGTGAGAACACTGTTGGTATAGAGTTTCCACTAACAGTTATTGCAAAATTATTGTTTGACAAATCGATGTTTGTATTTGAACGACACGTTAACAGTGAAGTGTTTGCAACTGCTGTTAATGGTGTGGTGCTTGGTGTGAATGTTGAAGTGTAAACTGCTGTGCCTTTTACTACTCGCAGGTTAGAAATGTAACCTGTTACCAATTGCAAAGATGAAGTTAAACCTCCTATAGTTGCACCCGACTGGCCATAACTAACAGAGTTTGTACCAGACGACACAAGTGTTCCGTTAACAAATCCTCTTACTGTAGTACCAGACCTACTAACTGCCAAATGATACCACTGGTTAGGTGCAAAGTTAAAACTAAAACTATTATCTTCTGCCACATTTACTTGACCTATACCAAAAGAGGTATCTCGCAATTGCAAGAAAAAATTATTATTACCAGTATTATACAAACACACAAATGAACTTGTGGGTGTAACTGTAGTGTAGTACCATGTTTCTATTGTAAAATCTCCTGTACCAAATGCAAGCGCTGCATTACTTGGTACAGTTAATATATCCCCAGCACCATCAAAATACGTACCATAATACGGTGTTGACAATAAAGTTGTTGTAAATGGGCTTAATTTTTGTACAGCAACATCACCAACCCTAGTAATTGCAAATCTATTTGGTGAATAGTCTGCAAAGTTATATTCATTACATGTTAACAAACTTGTATTTGCAGCTGGTAATAGTGGTGTGGTGCTTGGTGTGAAATTGGCGGTGTAGACTGCGGTACCTCTTACAACACGGAAATTTGATAAGTAACCTGCCATTTCAACTCCAATTTGGCAAAGGTTATTATTTCTTGTTCCCATACTTATTGACGAAGTTACGGAATGAACTGCGGTGCCGTTCCTGTACATTGTCCATGTATTTCCATTTCTAACAATGGCGAAGTGATTCCATCCAGCTGAAGGTAAGCTCGGGTCGGAAAGCATTAGTGATCCAGCAAAATTTGCTACCCAAAAAGACATAGCTCCTGGAACCGTGGCGCTTGCATGTTTACCAAGATAAAAATAATCTGTTGTGAATGGGTCAGTATTGTAATTTCTCAATACTACATTGTAAGTGTTAGTAGATGTGGGATTATCGAAATTAACCCAGAATTCCATTGTGAAATTGCCGGTACCAAAAGTAATTTGGTTGTTTGTGTTTGTAAAAGACAGACCTGTACCAGAACTAGGAAAATAATGACTCCAATTTTCACCATATGGGCTGAATGTGCCTTGTGTTGGATTTCCAATACGAGCCACCACGTTGTTATGAGAACTCTTATCAACAAATACGTTATTGTTGATTGGCTGGTTGTTTTGGAATGTTAATAAAGTGGTGTTTGTAACTGCTGTGAGTGGTGTGGTTGGTGGCGTAAATGCACTGGTGTAAAGTGCTGTGCCTTTTACAATTCTTAAATTAGACATCCATCCATTAAACGGCCAATTTAATTGTGTTGAAGTACCTATTTGAAGTTCGGCAGCATTGCTAAGATCCGTGGAGACAGTGCGTGTGTCCATCAACGTACCATCTAAGAAAAATCTCAGTGTAGATCCCGAGCGAGTTACTGCAATATGAAACCAAACACCAACATATGAACCCGCAATCTGACTTGTTTGTATTGTACTACCGCCGCTCACCTGAAAACCCCAAGCTTGAATTTGGTTTTTTTCTACAAGCCAAGCGCCGGTGCCGATACCACCCTTACCAACATAGACTTGATTGCCACCGACAGAATTATGATAAGCCCAAAACTCTATGGTGAAATCGGAGGTTGCAGGTCTCAATGCAACGTTGTCTGGTATTGATGCATAGTCTCCACTGCCGTCAAAGTATGTACTGCCAAGATTTTCGTATTCACTAGGAAGAACAAAAGGATCGAATGATCTTACCGAAACATCACCAGTTCTTGTTAATGCAATGTTATTTGTTGAAACATCATTAAATCTATTACTACGACAGGTTAATAGACTTGTGTTTGTAACTGCTGTTAGTGGTGATGTTGGTGGTGTAAAGTTGGCAGTATAGATCGGTGTGCCTTTAACAATACGCAAGTTTGAAATGTATCCACTTACATTAGATGTTGGTGTTCCACTTCCCCATGTGTTCGTATAGTTTCCACCAATTGAAAGGCCTCTTGTTGAGGTGTTATAAGGCGTCAATGCAAGTGTTTGAGTGTAACCTTGTACACCATTGACAAAACCGCGATAAACGTTACCACTTCTAGTAACTGCTAAATGATTCCATGTATTTAACAATATTGTACCAATTCTACCTGTTGCTCCAGATTCGGAACCAATATCATAACCAGAATTGGCTGAACTACCTGCAAAATTTATACCATCAGTGTTATTTACAAGTTCATAACTAGCCCAAGCAATACCACTACCACCACCCATGTTTAATATCATTCCACCATATGCAGTTGCCCAGAACCAACATTCGATAGTGAAATCACCAGTTAAATTTAAAGCCGCATTGTAGGGTGTTAAAAGGTTGTCACCACTACCATCAAAAAAGTTACTATAATATCCTGGTGTGAATGGGCTAAATCTGTTTGGCTTAGTATCATTAACGGGTGTCGCGGTAAAATTGTTCGTGCTTGCATCAGTGAGAAATGTATTTGCGTTTGCAGTTAAATTATCACCGGAAAGCAAGGCTGTCACATAATTAATATATAGATCGCCTGTTGAAATCGTTACACTAAATGTTCTTGGTGAATCTTGTGCTTCAGCATCAATTGCGACAATTGTGAAACTATAAACTGTATTATCGGTTATACCTGTAACTGTGCCGGCCAGGTATCCGTTCGCAGATAATGTAATGCCTGGTGGTAAAGTGCTTCCAACCTGCAACGTATAAGATGTTGCGTCTGTTGCGTTTAAATTATAAGAAATGAATGTGTCTGATTCACCTGGAGCCAATGTACTTGAAGTAACCCAGCCAGGTAAAGCACTGTATGTTACACCACTAATACGAATTGCGGTGCCACCATCTGGATTTGTCAGGTAAACGTTGTATGTTCCTGCAGCTCTCGGTCCAATCTGAGCCCGAACAGTTGTTGAATTTACGAAAGTTGTAGATGTTGCAACAACATCGTTAATAATAACTTGACAACCAGTGGCGAAACCTGTTCCCGTTATAACAATGTAACCACCGGCAGTATCAACAGCGGTATCATCTAAAATGGTATAAGAAGAGTTTGCGACTGCGATACTTGTTATTTTTGGGCCACCACCAGCAACAATTACATTAAGTAATGATGATTGCAGGTTGTCGGCAGAAATTTTAGTTGGCATTTATATTTACCTTTTCATGGCATTTATTTCATACAGATTCACTTTCACATAAAAAATAGTCTACAAGATATTTATCTTATTACCTGGCTCGAATTTACTCAGTTTTCACCATGTATCCACTTTGATGGTGAATATGCCGAACACGCCAAGAAAACTGCAAGTAACATCCACCATCCGCTGTGATCCAACACGAAAACCGCATAACCGATGCCACCAAGAACCAGTGTTTCGAACAGCAAAATATAGATTAGATACGTAACATATTTCACGCTTGACCCCTTGCGCGGATGGCGGAGGCGTAAATGTCTGAGTAATACTCATCCACGTTTTCATCGTAATCACCGATGTTTTCGCACACCTTCGCACACGCCTCGCGCTCGGTTGCGGCAATGCTATGCACGACATTCTTGGCTCGGCGCATGAAGTGCCAACTAGCATCCAGATTTGAATCTTCTAATGCCAATATGGCCTGATCAATCAAATGTTCCACATTGTGATTCATTTCTTACCTTTAAGAAATGTTTTAACATTTTGTTGGAACACTGTACGATCAACATCTTTGTTTACGTGAATACTTACAAGATCATACACGAGCTTACGTCCTGCGTCACCAGAATGGTAGATATCTTCGGGTGTATACAAATTAAAGTTGATATTCTCGGAGTGCCACCAACTTTCGACCGAATTCATATTGCCAAGAATGCCATAAAGCATCTTGTTAACATCACTCTTAATAATCGTCTGACTCATCATCAATCCTTTCTGCAATAATTTTCTTCGCCATATCCTCACCAAATGACATATTGTGTGGGTGAGATTTAACTAGGCCCTTCCTTGCCAATGATTCTACTGCAAGAAACGCAATCAATTGGCTAACCCTGTTTTTTACCATGTCATAACTATCAGAATTTGGAAGTCCCTCAGCAACAGCCAACATCTCTGCAATTAGAACAAGGTCACCCAAATTCTTTTCCGTTTCAGCAATACTATCAAAAGGATCGGCATCTTCATCGTCATCATCTACCGACATTTCAAGCAGTTGACTAATGTCACCATTAGAAAGACTTTTGATAAATTGTTCTACAGTCATGTAGGGTTTCTTCATCAAATCGCTGGCAAGTTTACGTGTCACCGCCAGATACTCCCTTGAGTTGATCAACTTTTCATAGTTGACACTCATGCCCGAACCGTCATCAAAGATTTCCATTTTTCTTATCCTTTTTAATAAATTCTTTATTGAAATAGTATCGCACCAATTTATTGTTTATCTCATGCGGCAATTCGGTGTACGGCGCCTCGACCATAAACTGTACGGGACAATTTGACCAAGTGTTTGTTTGCAAGAACTTAAAATACTCCGTTCGATGTTGTTTATTGTGTGCATCGAATGTTGCATATGGTCGACTGTGTAATAGTGATTTGAACATATTAACTCAAACCTTGTAGTGCAGCTGTAACAATAGAGTTAAACAATTGTGGATTATTGGTGCAGGCCGATTGTGCATGTTTAATAATACTTAGTCGAGTCACAACATCATCATGTTTCTTTTCTTTTCGATTAGCAACATATTTCGGTTTAATCTTCTTTTCATAGTGTTGAGCATTTTGGCTGCGTGTCGTCCATTCCAGATTGGCCAACCGGTTGTTCAGCTTATTGCCATCAATGTGGTTTACAATGTCACAACCTTTTGGTTTCTTCAAGAAGTTAAGAGCGACAACACGGTGCACCTGAAATGTCTTGGTTATACCATCATCACTTTTCATACCAATCTTATCATACCCATTGGTGTTTGTGGCCTTGAGTACAATTTCTTTACCACGTTTTTTGGAAATGATCTCACCTTCAGAGGTGACAAAATAACCATCAAAACCTTTTACCTTCTTAACAAGAACTTTCGAAGCCATAATATTCTCCTTAATTAACCGCAGATGGTGTACTCAGCAAGATTGCGCCAGTTGGCACCTGCACTCTTGCGAATTTTTGTTACCTGAATGAGCGTGCGAAGCGACAGCTCTTTGACAGTATCCTTGAGAGAATCGATAAGATTCATTGCGTCAACCTTGTGTGCCATGTCAAACTCAGGCATAAACTCACCAGAGTCCAACAGGTGGCGCATACGCTCGACCTTCTGATCATTTGTCATAGTCAAGTCAACCGCCATAGAACGGGTGATAATCGCCTGATCAATCTGCGTGGAAGAAAGGTTAGAGATAAACACCACGCGACCTTTGAATTCAAAGGACGTAGGCAGCTCTTCATCACGCATATCAGCACGCCAAGAGATAATACGGCGCGAATAAGAATCAAGAGCACCTTTAAGAAGGTTAAGAGAGGTAGGGTCTTTGAGAACCGAATCGCAATCATCAAACACAATCACGCCTTCGCGATTCTCATAAAGGGTACGGTACAGGCCTTTAGGTGTAGAGTAACCTTTGATAACACGGAAAGACTTTTTGGTGTTAAGAGTAGAACCAACAGCAAAATCATCGACCAGAGAAACATCGGTCATGCCAATGTCAGCCAATGCCTTGGTGACGGTGAAAGACTTACCAAGACCACCAGGACCAGTGACAACAACGGACGCCTGGTCGCCACGTGCAAGCATGGTGACCATGTCAGAAACGAAACCAAAGCGCTCATTGATAGAGAAGCGGGACTCTACAGGTGCGGCAACAGGTGCGCTGGTGGTGGTAGGAACACCGCCAGAAGCGATACGATTCTTGGTCATACGAAAACCTGCTTTGGGGACGCCACGTGGCATATAAGAACTCCTTGTGTTACTGAATCAATGAGAGAATTATACCAGAACCAGATGGAAAGGCAACCTACTACCAAAGTACTCCATCTGTCCGGTCAACTATTATCGGTTGTAGTGGACTGGACGCTCATACCGACCATCCTCTGCCCGGTAGATGGAGACAAACCGACCATGCCTGGAACCATCCTGGTAGGTGTAGGAGTAGGTCTGACCGTATCCGATGGGTGGGAATGTCATCTCCCAAGTGTCCAAGAGACCCTCCGCATCAAGGGCGGCATTGAGGGTTGGAAAGTAGTTGGGGAGAGAGGTACGGTGCGTTTTCATGTTTTGGATTATACTAAAACCAAGACAAGAGGCAATATCAGTAAAAAGTCTTACTTTTACCCGTAGTGTTATTGTAAGAAGAAAGTATTAACGATGCCGTATATAAAAACAATAACAGCAAGAAATAAAGCGGTATATTGTATTGTTTTAAATGCAATAAACACAATCAAATTGGCAAAATCATTTTTCATTTACATGAACCAATAAGGGAAAATAAACTAATAATGCCTGATTGGATTAATGCAACTGTACAGACAACAAACAATGTAATCAATACAAAGAATAGGATGTTATCTAAGATGGTGGGTTTATCATTCATAATATATTCTCAAAGGGGCTACACCGCGATTCTATAGGAATTGTTTTGTCTTGGCAAGCCGTTAAAATGTGGCATCAAGAAAGACTGCCATATTTACAGCAGAGAATACCAAATTCATCCAACCAGATCCATTTAGACCGTTTTCAAATGCCTGTTTGGATACAACTGCACACAATATAGAAATGAAAAGACTAAAGGTTGCCATTTTATCTCCAAGTACGGTGACGTTCGGCTACCCATTCGCGACCATCATATTCTTCAATATACCAATTCACATCATCAGGAACTTCCACAACTTTTAATGCTGCAAAGGTGCCATCAGCCTTGGTGCCCATATCTTCTACAATTTGAATTAGAACAGGATCATCACGTGCAATATCCCTATACCACCAATCTGGATCGGTGATGCCTTTGCGTTCTTTGTATAGTGCTTCGGCTTCATCAGACAAACCAAAACCACCAAAATCTTCGTTAATAACAACTTTTATCATAGTCTCTTTTCTCGCCTCATATAAAAATCACGTATAGCCCTTGCATCATGCAATGCATTGTGTGGCACCAGAGAATCATAATCAATGCCAAAGTCCAATTCAAATTTGATATTGTTCACGAATTTCATCATCATACCAGGACCAGTAATCAGCGATTCACAAAAATACCGAATGTCATCTGGCCAATCGGCAATGATGGTACATTCACCAATTTTCCAAAGATAGTTACCAAGTTCTTTCTGAAACTCAGAGAAACTACAAGGTGGTAAAAACAAATGCGGTACAACATTATCACGCACCCAAGGATGCAACTGGTCTTTAATCTCAAGTTCTTTATAAAACTCAGGTGCCGATGTATCTTCAGGCACAAGTGCCATAGAGATTAGTTTGCCTTGAAAGCCATTAAATTCAGTATCAAGAAAAAGACGCATTATGCAATCTCACTTTTTGCCCTTTGGCGTTCAGCAAAGGTGTCCATCCATTCCAATAGAATGTCTTTGGCATCATATCGGCTCAGACCAAATGCATCTTGCAAATATGGTGCAGCACCAAACATGTTGACAATACCGCTATCACGGATACCATCCAAGTAAACAAAATATTCTTCTTTATTCATCATTCAATTCCAAAGTGTTTCTTCACATCCTCAATACAACGCATGACCTCTTGGTCTTCACGGTTTAAGTCACCCATGAATCGTTTTTGGAGCACTCCAATCGCTTCGGTGACCATCAGGTCAGCAAACCTTTGCAACTCATCATCATAACGTGCCGACCAATCAACTACATCACCGGGACTCCATGTTTCATCGGCCCACAGCATGAAACCGGCCTGTTCGGCAATTTGTTTGGTTTTATCTTTCATCACTTAACTCCAAAATGTTCGCGAATCAAAGATACTGCAAGTTTTTCATCAAAAGGAAAAGGTTCGTTTTTCCATTTAAGTAAAACGTCACAGCAATCTTGAATAATCAAATTGGCAAACTTTTCAACATCAGAAGCCAGCAATACATTTGCCGTTTTATATTCGTCTTGAGATACCAATGCCTCTTTTGGTTTGGATGCACGGTATAATTGTATCAATCGTTCGTTCATTGAAACTCCAACATATCAGCGACTTGGTTACTATAAAGATAAGAAAGGGTTTTCCAAACCGAATCGGTTACGCCGTTATATTCACGATAACCGGTGTACAGGTTTTTAAACCACATTTCATCACCGCGAGCCTCAGCATATTTCTCAGCACGAATCAAATAGTCCATTATACACCTTTGCCAAAGATTTTGTACATATTATTTGGGTCATTATCTTCCCGTTCTGCAATTATTTCCATATCAAAATCGGTTGGATAATGCCGCAAACAATGTAGAGCACTTGCACGGATAGATTTAGATACCCGTGGGGTTTTCTTTGGATCTAATAGATCGTACAGAAACTGCCGTGTATGAATAACGGCGCGAGTTCTTTCCACGGGTATAGTCATATTATTTCTCGATTACAACACCAACGATATCGTATTTCTTCTTAAGAAACTTAAGACAGGCATCGGCAGTAGGGCGTGCTGCCTCTTGTTTGCCTGCATACATAGCAACCCACTTTTGGCGGTCTTCGCGGTAGAATACGGTGCCATCGGGATGGACTGCCGTAGACTTGGCACGCGGTGCCTTTGGTGCCTTGACCTTGGGTGCCACAGGCGCATTGGTGACAGCAGGTGCAACACCACGCATTTTTGCCATCTTACGCTTTGCGGGTTTCGATTCGACTTCTTCGACCTTTTTATTGTAGTTGGGACCAGTCAAAGGACCAACCCAAGGGAAGAAACCAACAGCGGAAGGTTTCTCTTTATTGGCATCAGCATCTGTCATATCATAACCGCACAGACCCCAGGAATCGGTATCTGCATTGTAATAGCGGTATGCTTTGCCTTGCATACCACGATCAACCAAATACATGCCAGAGCGGGTAGGTTTGTCGGTGTTAAATTCCATAATAATCAAAACTCCATGTCAATCAAAGAAAGATACCATTGTAACGGTTTTCCGTAGGAATGTCAAGTACAACAAAAGTACTCCATCCGTCCGGTCAAGTATTATCTGTAAGTTAGTGATCAATCACAACTGGTAAACCGACTAAACTCAGCGTGCCAGAGCGCCCCGGTTGGGTCCTGGCGAATGTTGGTGAGCATGGTGCCATAACCTTGTGTGGGATACTCCGATTCGATCCGATCAAATGTCTGGATCAATTCTTCCTTGGTTTCTGCTGTCCAATGTTCCTTGACCATAGACAAAAGAGCCATTTTAATAGGGGTACGTACAACTGTCATAATATTATAGTTTTGCAAACTTCTCCGCACTGGTCGGTTCGTAATTACGATCCGTCATAAGGGTATACTGTTTAGATTCAATAACATCACCACAGTTAATCTGAGCCATTTGGTGGAGACCAAAGTTAGTAAACTTTGCGCCAGACAGAATATCTATCATCATAATCCAATTCAAATCTTTCATAATTAATCCTTAAACTTTTTAAACTCTTGCACAAGAAAAGAAACATCATTTGGATGGCAGTATTCGATACCTTGCACCGCCCAAACATACTGAGAATGGTATTTGAAGCAGTAATCCACAAACTGATCAATATTCAGTTTATGATCTTCCGCAACATATACAAGATGAGATTTTCGCATAATTAATCCAAAAGCACCATGTATTCTTCGGGAAAGTATTTACGGAACCAATTCAGACCCTTTTGCATACGTTTATAATCACCGACCATTTCTGCACCGATAATACAATCATAGACTGCAATAGCGTCAGGTTGTAAGGTACACGCCTCACCAGAGAATCGGTTAGTAACCACTTGGGGTTCAGAATCAAAGATAATACAATCAAAAGGTAGTTTACGGTTCATTACATACTCCAATAAGTTTCAGATGCGGGGTTGCAGCACCAAGGTGTATCTTCTGCAATCATAATATATTCACCAGACATAAGGTTTTTGACAAGTTTCATACCTTCGACAGGGTTATTCCGCTGCCAATCCCATAGTTCCTGAATATCATTAAAAACAGGACCGAATACATTATTCGTGACATTATCAATACATTGCCAACCACCGGCAACCGATTTACAAGCAAGATCAATCATGTTAGTATATACTTTCAAATATAGAAATTGGTCTTGACACCGAGTGCAGAATATACACATTCCCGAACTGCGGTATCGGTTGCTTCACCATAACCATCGATTTCGGAGATAGTAATCAGCATATCATATACTTCGCTCCATGATAAACCCTTGTATTTTGCTGCAACAACGATACCATGCACCATTGCATTGCCTTTGTCGGTGAACATTTCGTAATTCATATTATCTCCTTTAGATGGTTAGTTCCTTGGGTGAAAAACGAATCTCACCCTCATATTCCAGTTGATCACGCTCGAATTCGGTTAGGTAATCATCAGCGACTACCTCCCAATCGATAATGTATTCACGGAAATAATCACCATGAACCTCTACCTGAGAGCGTACCGCCATGACAATCTCCGTGATATTACTAAAATCGGTAATATTACGGACAACATAATCGTTACCACCCTTTGCTTTCCAGTATTGGGGCACCTCACCAACACCGCTCCAATTATGAGCACCGTAGTTTTCGTGAACCTGGGTGGTAATCAACAATTTTGCCATATTAACCTTACCTTACCTTAATTACTTCGTCAAACAAAATCAACAGCGAAACCATCTATCCGATTATAGATATTAAAACGGAAAGAATCTTTACCTAGAATTTGCACCAATCTATTGTAGATACGTTTACCTGTCTCACCTGATACATTCTCCAAGAACAATGTACCATTACAGAATTCGACATGATTACCTACTACCAATAGAGGTTCAATCTCATTTAGTATACGCTTCTCGAAACCCATAATCTTACCTCAAATATAAGAATCTTCAAGATGAGCAATTTGCTCTTTCAAATCTACCTGCTCATCAGCATCATCGGTACGCTCAAGATCATATTCCAAATCTTGAATCATATTATCGATATATTCATTGACAGTAATCCGATAAGCAGTAGGATCACACTCACGGAGAATCTGGGAAGGATAGAATGTCAGATTACCAATAGTAACCTCACCTTGCTCATCCAGCAAATCATTAACCATATCGATAATGTCAGAATGTCGCATAATGTTACCTCATGTAAAGAATTAATCAATCAATACCTGAATCATACAGGTATTCCTAGGTTTGTCAACCTAATACAATAGTTCTCCAGTGTTTTAGTATGAGAACCATTGTATTAAATAGAGTTTACCTTAATGCTACCTCAGCGTTACCTCACTGCTTACCTGATATGCATTATAGTACTATGCAATATAATGCATACCTGCGCGGAGTATGTCGCGGATAGGTAGGGGGATTGGATACTTAGTTTCTGTATTGCACCGAAATATATCCAAAACCTACCAAAATCACACAGGACCCACTCAGGCAACCTCGATATCCCACTCCGTACCATAGTCCTGAAAGGCAATATCGCGCTCCCAGATCATAGCGGCACGATAATCTAGCGCATCATATAGATTATCGAACGATTCAATTATAATGCCAGATTCTGTAACATTATAAACATTATTAACGGTGTCAAAATCGATTTTCATATTAAGCCTTTTGAAGGTCGGAAATAGTCCGTTGAAAAATACTGATTATCTCTTGCTGTTTACTAATAGGCATATCAGCCATAACACTAGCCAGCTGCGATTCCAGATAACCAGTAGCATATGCATAGCTATTGTATTTCAGTTTGGAGACTTCCGTAAACTGATTGATTACATTTTGAATCTCTGCATACTGAAGTTTTACTTTTTTCATGGTGTCGCCTTTCGTTGAATCAATAATGAGATAATACAGGCATTGGTGGGTTTGTCAAGCGCTTTTGGCATTCTTGACCGGAGTGCTATGGCAAGCGTTTTGCGATTGGAAATTCCTATCGCGGCAGAGGTATCGATAGTCGTGGATCAGTCACGCAGCCCCAGCGTCCACCCCAGTCTGCTTTCGAATAGGTCCCATTATACAGGGGCTGGAGCCCCGGTCAAGCATTCTTGACCGGTCCGCTGGATCATTCCTGAGCGCTTGCCAATCCTTCCATCCTCCGCCATAATCCAACCATTGTAATTTGAAAGGAAGATATGAGCGCTGTGTCCAACCTGATTCTGAGCATCCAAGAGGACGCTCTGGCTGGTGTCCTGTCCTTTGCGGAAATTGCCACCAAGCATGAGGTCCCCGTGTCCTGGGTGGCTGAGGTCTATTGTGAAATGGTCGAGCAGGAGTGCTTCCTATTCCCAGAGCCTACGCTTCAGGAATGCCTGGACTTTGATATGGGCAAGGAGCTGGCTAAGGAGGAATAACCCTCCAGTCCGGTCAACTATCCACTGGATGGTTGCCAAATCCTCCAATTCTGTCATAATTCATCCATCGATTCAAGAAAGCGACAAATGTTCGAAATCACTCTAACCCCTCAGAACACCACCAAGGTCCGCACGGTCCGCGGTACTTTCACCATCCGCTACTCCACTGAGCATCGCCGCTATCAGGTGTTCCAACCTGGTCGGCGAGTGCCTTGCCGTGAAAGCTATAATGGCTTGCAAGGTGCTCTGGATATCGTTTCTCAATTGGCTCATTAATTAAAGGATTTAAAATGGCTAAAATCGTCTCCCCCTCCGTTGCAGCTCTCCGTAAGGCTCGCGCTGATGTAAAGGAAATTAAGGCTATGATCCAGCAGCTGGCTGCTCGGGTGAAAGCAGAGAAGCTGGAGGCTGCAGAAGCCAAGCGCAGTGCTGCTATCGCTAAGGCTGAGGCTCGCCTCCAGAAGCTGCTGTCCAAACAGGTTGGCAAGGTTGGTGCCAAAGCGGCAAAAGCCAACCGCAAGGCTGGTGCTGTTACTATCACCAAGGGGGCTTGATGTCCTTTTTTGATCGCCATGAGCTGCTGATCCTGTCCGTGGTTGGTGCGCTTGCATTGTTCGTGGTTGGTATGGACGTTTTCTTTTGGAGAGCTGTATGATCATTCGCTTGGTGCTTGCTTTTGGTTTTATGGTGCTGGGTGCCATGTTTCCGATCCAAACCCTTAGCACCGCTAGCATCCTCTGGAATGGTGTGGTTAGCATTGCCAAGCAAATCGGTACAGTCCTGGCATAACCAAGCAGCCTATCATATTCCGTCAGCCATGGCAAGAGGTTGACCAGGCGGATGGAGTACTAAAGTATACCATTGCCAAATCCTGATTCCTCCGCCATAATCCATTCCATGATGAATCAGAAAGGAAACGGAATGACCGATTTTGAAAGCAAGTGCTATGGCATGAGCCAAGCCGATATCCGCGAGCAGTATATGGAATCGCTGACCGCTCGCTTCTCTGGTCTGGAAATGGTGGTGATGGGCATCCTGTCCGATACTCAAGAGCTGATGGTTATGGAGCGTACCGAAGCGGCTCGCAAGCAGCTCAATGTCGCAAAATTCATCCTTTCGGAAATGATGGCAACCAAGGAAAACGCATAATGAACAAGCTCTCCAAAACCTCCAAGCTGGATAACATCCTCTCCTGGTCGCTGCAAGCTATTGAGACTTGCCCCGGCAGCAAAGCCACCAACGGCGACCTGGTTGCTGCTTGTTCTGGTTGCTACGCTACCACCGGGATGTACAATTTCCCTGGCGTCAAAGCCGTCCGCTTCGACAATAAGCTTGCTTGGCAGGAAGCTGACTGGGTGGAGACCATGGTGGCTGCTCTGAAAAAACAGCGCTTCTTCCGTTGGTTCGATTCTGGGGACATGTATTCCCTAGAGCTCGCGGAGAAAATGTATGCTGTCATGGTGGCTACTCCCCATGTAAAGCACTGGCTGCCCACCAGGATGCATAAGTTTACCAAATTCGCTGCCATCCTGCGGGCAATGCAATCCCTTCCCAATGTCATGGTCCGTCCCTCTAGCGATGCTGTGGATGGCACCTTTACACCTGGTGTCCATGGCAGCACCATCCTGCCGGATGCATCCAATGTGCCTGCTGGTGTCACGCTGTGCCGTGCATATGAGCATGGTGGCAAGTGTAATGGCTGCCGTGCCTGCTACTCCAAGGACGTAGCTGTCATCGGCTACCCTGCTCATGGCCGCAAAATGGCCAAAGTGATCCGCATAGCCGTAGCTGCATAATACTTGACCGGAGTGCTGTAGTACTTTTTCTCTATCTTGCCTTTTTCTCTTATTGTGTTACACTGTTTTCATTGTTCAACGCATGAGAGAAAAAATGCAAAAATACTTTGAAATTACAGTTAAAATTACAGTATGTGCTGATGATAAACAATCAGCATATGATATTGTAGAGGGTGATATTGATTCTCTAGTGTCTGATTCTGATCAATTGCAAAATTACTTTATCGCTGATACTATTGAGCTAGAGTAAGATAATGCTGTGAGAAACAGCTTTATATATAATGATATGATGATGGGGTGAGCGCGTATATAATAAAAAGCCCCACCAGGTCAAACTCTTTTTTCCAATTTTTTATTTTCTGGGCCGGAATCTGAGGATTCGAATTTTTTTCCTGGACCGGAAACCTTAATATATTCGATTGTTATCTTACATCTATATTTCTTTGATAGTTCCAAAGCATATCTCTCAGCCTTCTCTTTTGTCACATATTCTCTTTTAATATACGGATCAGAATGATGAGGATGCACAATAACTTTATAGGGCGCACTGTTCGGATGATAACCAGCCTTTGGTTTTTTCTTTCTGGTTAATAGTCTTTTTTCTACAAGTTCATTCATCTAATTTCTCCAGTGGTTTTTCTGGTCTATTCATACAGAATTCACAAGTCGGATCATCACACTTATCATCAAGCCACTCATTGGTGTCTTCATCGTAATACGCATCATATTCTTCTGAGTAAACGTATTTCATAATTGTAGGTTCTGTTTAAGAGTTCTTAGAATCTTAACGGTGTGGTCTGGTGCAAGGTAACAACGGACTCTGTAAATTCTGGAATCTTCAATTGGATGTTTAACCATAGTGAATTCTGCAAGTTTATTCTCTATGATATGATCCACTAATCTTTCTAAGAGTTTTTCTTTGATTACTTTTTGAACTGCAATTGGATCTCGGTATTCATATTCTTTAACGATTACACTACCGGTAACGAGTTTACCACCAATTGCGAAATCTTGGCATTCGATTTTCATATCATCAAATACTGGCATAATTAATTCTTCTCTTTCTTCAAGTTACCTTCTAAGAAATCCTCTACAGTAGAAAATGCAATTGGATCTTTAGTCTTCTTGGATTTTTTTTCTGGAATGGATTCTAAGGTTTTCGAAATTTTCTTTGGTTCATCTCTGTAGTAGAAATTCTCATATTCTTCTTTTGTTATCTCAGTAACCTTCAAAGATTCGGTCCACTCTCCGGAAGAATTCTTTTTCATACCTTCTAATTGTTTGCCCAAGCAAACCAGTGAGTATTTGAATCCTGTCTTCATTGCAATATCTAATTGATAATACTTTGCGTTTGACTGAGGAGTCATTTGAATATGTCCTGTACTGTTTAAATAAAAATATAGTGCGAGTCCGGCAACATAGACGACAATGTGTAACCAAAGTTTTACTGGATTACCGAATGTTGTGATAGCACAGAGGGTATACAACATACCCAGCATGAAGCTGAAAAGGTTCAGTGAAACAAAAGAAATGTCAAAGAACGTTTGCATTTTTGATAGATTTAATAAATTCTAACATCTTGTCGTGTGGATAAATGTTTCTACCGAAATTTGCAAATCTGGTTGTTATAACGATATTGTCTGGAGTATAATCTCCAGATTCGTTTATTTTATCGACAGACGGCGCACCAGGATGTTTTGGATACCAATTAGGATGATCTTTGTATAACAAACCCAAATCTAGTGGTGTTCCTAACCAATAGCATTTGCCATTTTGTTTATTCCACTGTTTTTCTAAATCATCTTCGGTAATTAAAACCTTAGCTGGTTTCCACTCCTTAGAATTTTTGCCTGCAGCGCCACCAACGGATGATCCAGTCTTCTCCATTCTACGTCTGTTGGTAGATGAATTGATTGCCCATGTGCCATCCGGTTTTAAATATATGCCGTTTTTCTTGCACATTTCAAGTAAAGCATGAAAAGGATTTCTTTGTTTTCTCATTACTTACTCAGGAAACGCCGGAAGCGCTTGAAACGTGGTAGTATTTGTAGAGCCTAACATAATATGCGAAACGGATTGGTTCCTGTTCTGGATGAGGAAGATTATCTCCAAAGATTTCCTTCATCTCATCGTAAATTCTTTCTAACTCTTCATTGCTCATTTTTAAGACGTTTCTCTAGATATTCTTCGGATTGAATCCATTTGCCCTTCCAGAAACCCCATTCGCGAAGCTGAGGTCCCATGAAGAACAGTGTTGTTGCCGGTTGATTATTGTCCAGTTCTAACCAGTGGTACTCTTTTGAACCACGGATGATGACGGAGCCGGGACCACGCCAGCGGGAAGTTTCTGCAAAAATCTTACCATCTTTGTCAAAGACTGGGGTGTGTTCATAATAACCGCCTTTGAGAACGATTGTCATGTACGGCCACGGATGGTCATGCATCACCGGTTCATCAGACTTTACAATCTTGTGTAAGGTGAAGTTAAACGGAAACCATTTACGATCCTTTAAGAACAGGTAATAACGGTGCATATAATCGTCACCAGAAATCCTGTCTTTGATGAGCCGATACCGACCCAGCTTATTCATAATCTTGTGGAACATTTTAAACCTCGATATTAGACCAGACCTTTAGTTTTTCACGTTTGGCTTTTCGAGCAGCATTAACGCTACTATCCGAGATTATACACTTTTCCACCATAATGTCAACCATGGCCAGGAGGTCACCCACTTCTTCCTCTAGGCATTGTTTATTACTTTTGTTTGTCTGTGGATTCTTTGAATCGAAACCAAAACGGAAGATTTTTGAAATTGCTTGTGTCACTTCTGCACACTCTTCCTGTGCAATGCAGAAAACTTCTTTGATCTGTTTATCCATTGAGATGCTCATTTAGTAGGGTGGGTGAAGTTTGAGCACCAGCATTGATGAAGTCTTCAGCAATATTCTCGGCTTGTTGTTCGTTGTATGCATTAGTTTTCTGTACGATTCGATTATCGATGTACATTGAAACTTCCCATAGAGATCGGTTCTCATCGATATTGGTTGAAGTCTTTTTATTGACGACAGCCTTCTTGTTGCCATTATAATATTCGGAATTCATTTTATGCCCTTTTAAATAATAAGATTGATGAAACGGTTAAGAATCACTCGGTTGCCAACTCGGTTGCCCGTATACTTGTTGAAAGCAGATACGATACCACGTGTCGTTGCATTTTCTTTGACAACAAGTTCATTGTCTTCATCGGTGTCCATAGACTCCGAACGCAAGATATAGTAGTCATCAAAACCTGCACTTGTCACAACACAATACCTATCTTTCTTTGCCTTTTCTCTTTCAATAGACTTAGTTATAGGAATAAAGTGATCAACTTTCTGACGATAGTCTTTGCCGTGAGCAATATAGAAACCAATCACATTAGATTTAGTTCTTGCCTTCAACAATTTAATAAGAGCTGAAGTTTGACCATTGTGATAAGAATCCGCTTGATATTCTTCTTGATTTTTGGTTTTCGTATCACGAATTACAACCTTATTAACTTTTTTCGTTCTACTGCTCGAAAGAGAATAACGAACATCTCCAGTGTGATAAGGTTTATCGTCGAGTAGATACTGTGACAAAGAGTGTCCATCACCGTCAGTCAGAAAAACGGTGTTAACAATCTGCAACTTGTATTTTTTCTGGAAGTAAGGAATGATTTCCATAGCAGCAATAATTGTTTCGTTCAACGGAGTACCCGACAAGGCCATCCAGTGAGGAGTACGGGGAATTCCACGATAAGATGATAATCCACCCATATACATTAGAGCAGCGCCAGCATAAGTAAAATCTTTGGCCGACATTCGACTAGACAACAAATTGATTAGACCAAAATCATTGATCACAAAATCATTTTTCTTTGATTTGAATGTTGATGAATTTTCTGTAATGGTGCTCTCAACAAAAGAATACACTTCAAAAGGAATATTCACCTTCTTACAAAACATTACAAGATTAAGTAGTTGTTTGATTGTATTTGCAAGGTGACGAGCCATCGAACCAGACCAGTCAACAAACATGATCAATCCATGTGATTTACCACCAGGCACCACAGTAATTTTCTTGAAGATATCTTCATTGAATTGATATGAGAACACCTGTTTCATATTCAAGTCACCGGTTTTCGCTGTCGTAGCACGTTTCAATTGATCTGCATTCTTACGCATTTCAAATTCTTTGACAAGATAGGAAACAACTTTGTTCGAATCTCTACGGAACGAATCGAATTCTTTTTTGGCGACACCATATCCTTCTTCTTCATATCGTTTGTACACATCTTTATAATCAAAGATGTTATTCTCGACTTTGAAATCTGGAATATTCACATAACGAATTTCGGTGTCATCATTAGCGAACAACTGATATTCGTTTTTACGATAGGCATCATCTGTTCTGGAACGGATTTCTTCTTCATTATCTTTGTCGGATTTTTTATCATCTTTATTGCTTGAAGAAGAATTGGCCTCTTTCTCAGTTTCTTCAGAATTATCTTCACTCTGATCTTTTGGTTCACCATCTTCTCCATCACTGGGAAGATCACCTTCTTCTATTTCATATTCTTCAGAGTCATAATCTTCATCAGAATCGTCTTCTCCACGTTCTTCTTTTTGTTTTTTGCGTTCCTCTTCTTCCAACTTCATGTAGTCAATAATTTTTTTAGTGACTACAACAACTTCATCGAAAGTTTCAGTTGATTCAACAAGACCCAGCAACTCACGCTCAATTTCATTGAATTTAATGGTAAGCAATGCACCACCTTTGCAGTGCAGGTTTACACGATCAATAAAGTTATATTCATTGAGGTCTTTGCCGGCTGTTTCAAAGAAATTTCTTTCTAGAAGCTCTTGATAAGCTTTTACGAAAGAGTTCTTTAGACCAGGATATTTGTATTTGATTTTACGCTCGATGCGGGAATCTTCAACAATGTTCAGAACCGACATGTTGACTTTTTCTTCTTTGGATTTCTTCAGGCCTTCCAAAGGAGTATACAGAGCATGGCCAACTTCGTGTCCCATAAAAAGATCATAGAGTTGTGAAGAGATATTTTTATCCAGAACAGGAACTGTAAGAATTCGGTTCTGCACATCAAAGAAAGCCGTTGATACATTACGCTGTTCAACGATCAGGTCTTCGGTGGCCATCAGTTTGGCCAAAATAGATTTTGAGTCAATCAGATTCATATCACTTTTTCTCGGTAATTACAAGTACATTGCCAGTTTCTGTCTGTTCTACTGTCAAATTTAGAACAGTGCCTTCTTTCCAACCCTTTTCTTGAATGAGTTCATCAGGAAATTGAAGGATTGCATCACCGGATCCATCTTCTGCTTCGATCAGCTTTGTAGTCCAGTGTTTTTTTGAAAAATCTTTCGACATTTACTCATCTCCAATCACAAATTTAGTAAAATTACGCAAATTTTTGTCTCTACGTGAGTATTTTACATCATTTTTGTGCTTTTGAACATATTTAATTGGAGTCCGACACACAGGACGTTGTAATTTTACAACAAAAGTCTTTTTTGTCTTCATTTTAACGCCGCATTTTAGAAATTTCGACTGCTTGTTCATCGGAAAACACAGGAACAGCGTTGGATTTGTGCATTGTAGCGATTCCGACAACTTTTGTGCCAGTATAAACCTTGGGAGCAGCTTTTGTGCCGCCATTTTCACCGGTACTTAGTGAGGGAAGGCGTACAGTCTCTCGGCCGGCAGGAGCCGACAATTTATAACCAGTCAGTAAATTGTTGGTCTTCGCAATTTTAAGAATTTTAGTTGGTTTGTGAGACTCCAACCATTTCTCATATTGCTCGCGTTCAGCTTTAGGCCGTTTTTTGACCTTCGATTTTTGTATTCGTGTATAAATCATCATAATAATCTCCAATGCTATAAGTATAACAGAATTGGATTTAATGTCAAGATGGTTGTTGCGTCCTAACAACAACATTGATTTATATTAGTCTTGTCGTCTATATCGTTTTCTGGAAGATTTTTGATATTCATTATCATAATAATCTTCATTATAAAATGCTTTTCTAGATGGTTTTGTTTTAGTTGTCTTCTTTTTTTCATAGAAGAACTCATATTCATCTTCGTTGTAGTCTCTATTCCTACGAAACCTTTCAACATTTTTCGGCACTTAGTTACTCCTTACTTAAAACTTCAAAATTAATGCCCCCAATTTTTGTTTCTGGTCTATCTGACATATCAAACTCAGAAACATAAGTGATGTTTGTGCGGGGGTAACATACCTTCACCACTTTTAATAAATTACATACATTATCGTTACAATCGTTGAAGATAAAAACTTCATCAACGTATTTTATACTTTCTAATATTGTTTTTCTAGTTTCCATACTTTGGTTTAGTATACCCGTCTTCATATGAAGTAACATATCGGAATGTATACCCACAATTAACCAATCACCCATCTGTTTACATTTCTGTAGGTGTATTATTTCTTTTAAAGATATTGGATCAAAATAACCAGACGTTACTATTATTTTTTCTTTGGTTATCATGGTAGTAGATCAGGAAAAGCCTCCTTGACAAACTTATAATCTAATCCTTTTACACCTAAATCTTTTTGAAAAATACCTAGCAGTACTTCAGCTTCTCTTGGTTCAATAGATTCTAACATTTGAATTAGTAGTTCGTTGCGTCTTTTCTCGGAGAGAGTTTCTGCTGTATGATTGCCTTCTAGGAAGATATAAATTCTTCGTAGTTGTGCATTTAAACTATCATGTGTTATGCCTGGCAATACATCAGTTGGTACTTTATAATTTTCTGGAATCTCTTTTATTTTCCATTTAAAATCTGGATGATAAGTCAATTTTAGAATGTCAACTAAAGTCTGTGACAAGTTATTACCAATTACTTGCATTCTTTCTTTTTTGCTTTTGGCATTTTCAAATTCATCAAAAATCTCATACATTGTTTTCATCAAAAATCCTCAATTACATCAATTAAATTTTTAAGTTTATTGGCTATTAGATAATCTAGTAGTTTATTTTTAGGTGCCGGTTTGATTTCATCATAAGTATTTATAATTTTGTCTTTAATATCACCGGGTATGTTTCTCAAATCAATCAAAGCCTGATTGCGAGAAAAACCAATTTTTTCATTTTCATTATCCCAGTCACCATAGTTTTTTTCCATCAGCTTTTCGAATTTGATCTTGGAAATTGTTGTTTGTCGTAAATCACGAACGAAACAATCTGATGGTGATAAAATATTAGGAATGCCATCACCTTTGTCACCACGAATAATTTTTTCCTTTAGTTCCATCAATGGATTCTCGGAAACAATAAATTTCTTTTGTGATGGATTATATTGCTTGACTGTGTATTTGTTTGATGGCATATTGTACTGTTGTAGTTGCAGAAAATCACCATCACTAGAAATGATCAATATATTTTCATGCATAATGTGTCGTGGTACAAGTGTGCCGATAATATCATCAGCTTCGGCACCTTCAACATCAACAACTTTGTAAGGAAAGTAATCCTTCAGTTCTTGTTTAAATTTCGTCAACATATCAAAGATGAGGTGCCAGTCTAGATCAGATTTTTCTCTAGTTTTCTTGCGGCCAGCTTTGTAAAAAGGAAACAACTCACGGCGCCAATATTTCCTGTTGTCGCAACAGAGAACAATTTCATCATAATCGTTTCGGAAGTTTTTAACATGAGTCCTAATGATGTTTAGGATCATATGGCGAATTAAGCTTTCTTCCAACTTAACTCCTTTTTGGCTGGCAATTTGTGCCATTAGACCGGCCAACAATACCTGATTTAGATCAACGAGAATCATAACAAACCTTAAAAAAATTACACTTCACCAATCTTATCACATTCTTTCAGTGAAGTCAACACCCTTTCAACAAATTCTTTGGAGGTTGTTGTTTTTCTGGAAACCATTCCATACCAATCTTGTTCTATTAAAGAGGAAACATACTCTCTAGGATCCGTCAGTATCGCATCAAAATGATCTAGGTCACCTACAGCATCATTTTCTGATTTGAATAATACTACGTGCCATTCTGGACCCATTGGGCTACCACCAACAGGTTCTCCAGCGGTTTTGTGTTGACTCACTATTATATTAAGAGAATTATTTTGTCCCTCTACTGGTATAAAACATAATGTATCATAATCTTTTACTGTTTCAAAAAACTTTAACATTGTAATCCTTTGATGTGTGATTTTCGCACTCTTACCATAATCCATGAATTGTAATACACATCACTCTCCAAAACACCATTGACAAATTGTTCTTTTGCTTCAAGATAACCACATTCACCTTTTGTTTTGCAAAGGTGTTTTATCTCTCTTTTAAAATTTTCTTTACCGTAAGTTGCAACGTCTTTTTTAAGTTCTTCATTGGAACCATAGTAACTTTGCCAATCACTAAAAACTTTAAATCGTTTCTTTTTACCTTTAACTTGTTTTGTTTTTGAGGAGTAAAAGAACTTTTTACCAATATACTGTTTACCAGTAACAGTGTTTGTGATTACATAAACAAAACCATAATAATCATTAATCAAATCTTCGGTGAAGTCTTGATTATTATATGACCAATTTAATCCCATTCTTGATTGTCCGGATCTTCATCTTCGTCATATTCAGAAAGTTCTTCTATGACTTCACCACAAAATGGACAAAATTCTGGATATTCTGATGATGTTAATTCTTCGACATATTCTATATCATAAGAAGATTCGCAATTGTGACATTCAGCTGTTATTGTTTTATTCATCTTTAACCCCTCTTTTTGGAAACAAAAAGTTTGTTTGTGTTTCCACATAGTATTTTGATATATTAACAAAATTATTTTTTAACATATAAGCGAACTCTGTTTGTGATTTTATAAAATCGTGACATGCTTTATTTAAAACTTCGTCTTTCACAATCTCATCGGTATAGTAACTTTTTGTATCTTGAATTGTATCAATAAACAGTTTAGCCGTATCCCATTTTATACCGAACATTTTGTTCCTTTTGTGAATTTTATGTTAATGTGCCCAAACATCTCCCCAGTTTCCTTGTAGAGCACCTTTTGCATAATCTGTTGCACGATTCTCAAAGAAATTTGTGTGTGTTGGAGCATTAATCATTTCCTCAACCCAAGGCAGAGGATTCTTTTTAACTTTCATAATACCTTTTAGACCAAGACTAATCAATCGGCGGTCAGTAATGTATCTGATATATTTTTTAACATCAGCAGCATCTAAACCTTCCATGTTGCCTAAACTGAATGCTAAATCAATAAACTTGTCTTCAAGCTGAACCATTCTTTCAGCAATCGTATAGATTTTTGATTTCAAGTCATCATTCCACACTTCTTTGTTTTCTTCTATATATGTACGGAACAATTTGATCATTGATTCTGCATGTTGAGTTTCATCAACGATAGACCAAGTAACGATTTGACCCATGCCTTTCATCTTGCCTTGTCTTGGGAAATTCAACAACATGATGAATGAAGAGAACAACTGCATACCCTCTGTGAATGCGGAGAACACAGCAATGTGTGTTGCTGTTGATTCGATTGTTCCGTTCTTTGAAGAGATATCCATAACATAATCATGTTTGTCTCTCATCTCTTGATATTCCAAGAATTGGTTGTATGTTGTCTCTGGCAAACCAAGAGTTTCAATCAAATGACTATATGCAGCAATGTGCAAGGCTTCGCGAGCAGCGAAACCGGATAACATCATGCGAATTTCTGGTTGAGGAAAATAAGGAAGATAATTACGAACATAACCACCAGCAACGTCAATATCGCCTTGAGTGAAGAATCTAAAAATGTGTGTTAAAAATTGTTTTTCTTCATTCGTTAATTTCTTTTTCCAATCGTTCACATCTTCAGCCATTGGAACTTCTGTGTGTAACCAATGAGATTGTTCGTGTTTTAACCACGCATCATAAGCCCAAGGATAGTTGAACGGCTTAAAATGATTGCGTTCATCCGTGAGTTTTGTTTCTAACTTCTTAATCATTTAACCACACCTCTAATTGTTCTTTTGTTTTTAAACCAGTCGTTCTTTTCATAATCGTTCCATCTTCAACTATAAGAAGTGTTGGAACTGATCTTATTCCATATTCTATTGCTACATCTAAGTTTTCATCGATATCAACAACATCGATAGGAATTTTTACATCCATATTCTCCAATGTTTTACTCAGTGTTTTACATGGCTGACACCATGAAGCTGTAAATCGTATAACTTTTTTCATATTAACACCATGAAGTTTTGGCTTCACCATAATATTCTCTGGCAAAACCGTTTGTTATTAATAGCATTCTTAAACTTTTGCCGTCTAGTAATACATCTCCCAATACACGACCACCGTACTTGTCCCATTCCATAAGAACAACCTGTCTCTTTTGGGATTTGTTAATCGTATCTTTAGTGAATTGTGTTGCGGCTTGACCTCTTGCATCTTCTTGTGGGCATTTAGCTCTGTGTCCTTTTTCTGGAGTATCGACTCCAAAGACTCTAATTGACAACTCTTTCTTAAGAGGGTCAGGCAACCAGTTGGCTTGAAAGGCTACGGTGTCGCCATCGATGACTCTTGTGAGAAGTACATCGTATGTGACACCGGCCTTTTCTTTTTGTGCAAATGCAATTAACGGAACAAATAATAACGTTAGTAGTAGTTTTTTCATTTTTCTTCCTTTTTATTCGTTCATTCGCCATTTGTTTTCTGGCAATCCATAATCCCATTTTGGGTCCATTTCAACATTCCATCTAGTAGTAGCGACATTAAAATCCGGTATTTTCATTTCTTTAGGATTACTTGCTGGTTCTAAAATAACAACACGATTGTTTGGTTGTGCGGCAAATTGTCCGTTGTCGCATTTAATAAAGTTAAAACTTTTGTGATCCTCAACATCTTCACTATGACCACAATCTATAATATTAAAATCTGGATGTGCAGAATCAACAGTAAAAAGATATTCTCCTCCTAACCAAGATCCATCCTTCATTTTAATTTTACATCTCATGTTTGCTATCATTGCTTTTTTAATCACAGTAATATCATAAGACATGCTATTCCATAATTGTAAGAAATCTAAAGGATATGGTTTACCTTCTATGGGTTTCCAACAATATGCATGTAATGGAAGTTTATCATATAACGCACCATATCGATTTAAATACGATTCAATACGAAACGCTTGGCTACGCTGAGACTTTATTGATATCCACCAACACGGTTCAAGTTCTCCATGCCCTTCTTGAAAGTCGTATAGAAATTCTTTTCGAATAAAACATTTTACTGCTGGTAGGTTTGCTACTATATGTGACATTTATCCCTCACATGCAATACAATCATTACCTTGTGCTATAGCGCTCATATCAAGTTCTTTAATAACTTCACGTTCAATACGCTTAGATACCTTATCAGCCTTAGCCAATTTTTCAGAACGGCAGTAGTACAAAGTTTTCAAACCTTTTTTCCATGCCAAGAAGTGAATTGCATGTAGATATTTAATATTCACATCTGGACGGAAGAACAGGTTAAGTGATTGTGCCTGATCAATGAATACTTGTCTATCGGCTGCATGTTCGATGACCCAACGTTGATCAATTTCCATGGATGTCTTGAATACCGCTTTGGTGTTTTCGTCCATCCAGTTTAAATGTTGAACAGAACCATCGTTAGCAATAATTGATGACCAGATATCATTATACTCTTCTTCACCCTTTGGTGTCAATGGTGTTCCATCTGAAGAAAGATGATTCTTAATCACCTTATCCAAATAACGATTCTTATTTAAATATGAGCCCGATAAAGTGTCCTGACGGTAAGCGTTAGCACGATAAGGCTCAATACTAGGGCTAGTATTTCCCATAATGATAGACGAAGAAGCATTTGGAGCGATAGCCATAAGATGACTAAAACGCTTGCCAGTGCCCACAGCATCGGGTGCTTCACCGCGTTCCAAACCGAGTTGAAGATTTGCTTCATCTAGTTTCTCCCTAACATGTTTGAAAATCTTATTGTTTAATACTTTCGCCATTACACCTTCAAAGGCCACATTGTTTTTTTGTAGAAGAGCATGAAAACCGAGGGCACCAATACCGATAGAGCGTTCACGGCTAGCACTATATCTTGCGCGTGATATGCTGTCAGGAGCATTATCAATGAAGTGCTGAAGAACGTTATCGAGCATCTCCGCAACGTCCCGAAGAAATAGTTCGTTATCTTTCCAATCATCATAATACTCCAAGTTCAAAGAAGATAGACAGCAAACAGCTGTGCGTTCTTCATTAGTGGGAAGAATAATTTCCGAGCAAAGGTTCGACTGATGTACTTTCAGTCCTTTGTCTTTCAACCATTGTGGTAGATGACGATTACTTGTGTCGATGTAATGAATGTATGGTTCACCCGTGTGCATACGCAATTCTAGAATTTCTTGCCACAAATGTTTTGCAGAAACAACTTCACGAACTTCTTTCGTATTCGGATCAATTAATTCCCAGTCATCACTCGCCTGTGGATCTAACATGCAGTTTTCAATGACTTGCATGAATTTATCCGAGATATTAATGCCATGGTGTAGATTCAAACATCTTACGTTTGGATCACCCGTTGGCTTACGCATCTCTAGGAAGGGAACAATATCAGGATGACTAATATCAAGGTAAGCAGCATAACTTCCACGGCGAGTACGGCCTTGGCGATAAGCCAAGCTCGATGCATCGTAAATCTTGAGGTGCGGCATAACGCCAGTAGATTTATCGTCCGCCGAACGTATCCCAAAGCCGATACCAACACCACCGCCAAACATAGACAGCCAATTAGTTTCAGAAAGATTATCAACTAGACCCTCCGCAGTATCTTCAATAAAGTTGAGAAAACATGAGATAGGTAAGCCACGCTTACTGCGCCCATAACTAAGAATAGGAGTGCTATAAGATAACCAATGTTTACTGCTATACTCATATAGACGCTGAGCGTGAGCCACATCGGTTCCGAAAGCTTTGGATACGTATGCGAATCTGTGTTGGGGTGAGACTTCATCTTCTCGCATGTAAGATTCTTTAAGTCTTTTGATTCCAAGTTCATCAAATAGTCCATCTCTTTCCAAATTGATACTAATGCCTAGATATTCTTCCATATATTACACCTTATTTTTCTAATATTGTTTTAATGTCTGGTGGAGTCCAACCATCTGGTTTCAAAACTTTTCCATCTTCTCTCTTCAGGACTTTTCCGTTCGGAGAGATTTTTGCCAGATTACTCCTTGCAACCTCATTCCACACCTTTTGTTGTGGTAAATTTAGAGTGATCTCTAGGCCCTCAATCACCCATTTCAAATCCGCACATGCATCGGCAACTTCAACGATATCACGATTGGCATATGCTGCCATCAATTCTTTGAATTCTTCAACAACAAGATCAAGATACAGTTCAGATTGATTACCAAAACCTCTTTCTTTCTGATCACATGCATCCATGAATGTTTTTACATCTTTACGGCTGTTCATTCACATACTCCTTGATCATTGGAAAAATCGGTTCAATTGCATCTGCACAAGCAAGAGCAACTTCTTGATGTTCTTTTTGTGTTCCGTTTGCGCTGCGGAGTTGTATATAGTGAACCCAAGAACGCAGTGTTCCATTCATGTACATTCTTGATTTTGTAATACCCTCTGGTAGAACGGCCCGCGCCTGTTCTTTTGCAATACCTTTATCTAATGCGAATTGATAGGCTGCGCCAGCAACTCTAATAACTTCTTTCTGATAATTTTCCCACCAAGTGTGAATTGCTAAATTATCAGTTTCAATACTATTCTGACGATTCTTCAAATCTTGCAATCTTGCTTCCCGAGTTTCGAATCCAAGTTGAGAGGCGTCTGCATAACGTTGTGAAAACTCCTGAAATGAAAATGAACGATGACGGAGAATCTGTCGTGCAATATCACGTGTAGTTTCAACTTCCAAACAGACGGAAACCATCTCCAACGGCGACCAATGTTGGTTCTTAATCAGATAACGAACCAGTTTCTCCGATGTTTCGGTGTTGTTTTGGTTAGACGGATTTGAAACTCTGGCACAGTATGCGACTTGATCCAGAAGACTTCTTTTGGATGGTACATCTACTCCCATGATATTTTCAAAAGGACCTTGCGAATAATTAATTAAAGTTACTTTCATTCATTTTCTCCATTATGTTTTCTTCCAATTTACGAATTCCATCTTTGCTCTCAAATTTACAAAGGTGTTTTTACTTATAATATCTTGAATTTCCTCAGGTGAAAATCCAGCCAAGACCATATCATTGATATCTTT